AATGCAATACCAGCATTAGATAAAGCCTGTCCAGCTTTATCAGCTTCTTGTTGGATTGCACCAAAATCTATACCCTGGCTACCTTTACTTGCTGGTGCAGTTGCTCCAGGCATTGAACCAGGATAACCAAGACCGCCAGCAGCAAGTCTTCTTCTTCCAACAGTGCCGCCATAAGCAAATTTAGCAACACCATTTTGATTCATTGACTCTAGTTTTCCGTAGCCAATTTTTTCTGCCGCTTTGCGATTTATTACAAACTCACCAGGAGTTAATAATGCGGGAACAGTGTCTGTGCCAGTATCTCCACCTTCAGCAAATTTACGAATCAAACCACCTAATGCTTTTTTTCTTCTTGATGGTAATTGAGTAGCACCAGCAGCGGCTTTAGTTCTTGCTTCTTGTAAAGTATCACCGCCAGTAGCTCCAGCATTTATTAAGCTTTGAGCAAAGTACGCCCTAAAACCTTGTGCTAAATACTGACTTCCTTTTTTAGATAGAGAGCTTAAAGCGTCTTCATTAAATGTTCTTTTAGCATCTGCCATCATATTACCAGCAACATTAAAAATTGAACCGGCGGCACCCAATCCTTGAGGAAAGTCAAATTTATCATTAGCTTTAATTTTTGAGTTATCAAATGGAGCATCTGAAAGCCCATTGATCACAGCTTCAAAAACTCCTCCTTCAATCTGCTCAATATTAACATTTTTATAAGCTCTGTTAAATTTCCCAGTATTAAATGGTAATTGTGGAATCTCTGTTGATGCGAAGTTTTGTGCAAATTGAGCTACATAATTTTTTAATCCACCTCTAAAAGCTGTGCTAATACCTTGATCTAAAGAACCAGAATTAATTCCTATTTTTACTTGACTTCCAAGATCACCAATTGCTCTTTTAACCCCAGCATCACTTACGCCTTGAGACTTTCCACCTAAGTCCCTTTTTATAGCCTCATAAAAAGGTGCTGAATCAATTGAAGCAACAGTTTTTCTATCCATTCCAACAGGCTGCAAAAATGCCGCACCAATATCTAATTCATTATCTCCATCTTTATCTCCAGCGGCTCTAATAACCGCTTTTGCGTCTATTCTTTGTTTTCCCTGTCCAGCTAAAATAAATGAGGAAGATACGCCTGTTTTGCTCCTTAGTTTTTTAGACACACCTCCATCTTCAAACCTATTTTCATTCATTGCATTAAGAGTGTCAGCACCAAGTTTTTCGGCACTACTCTTTCTAATAACAAACTCACCAGGAGCAAGCATAGCTGGAACAGTGTCACCGTTACCATTACCAGGAACAAATCCGCCTCTGGCAAATCTATGTATTTTACCGCCAGAATTTTTACCAACTAAACCTCTACCAAGTTTTCCAATTGCGGGAATGGCAAATTTAGCAGCACCAACCGTGCCAATAAGAGTTATGAGATTTGTAAATAATGGAATTAATGGAATTAAAGCATCAGCAACCCTAACAAGAGCGTCAGCAAAATTTAATGCGTATTCTGCCAACTGCTTGAATCCTTCGCTCTCTGAAATTTTTCGTATGAGAGCGTCAAAAGATTCACTAGTTTCTCTAATTCTTCTTGCTAATAGTCCTTGAGTTTTTTCAGCGTCTTCATTAATAGAATTTGCACCCTGTCTAGCGACATTTAATGCTTGTTGTGCTTTGACGTTAGCTTGAATAAGAGGAATAAGTTTACCAATCTGACGGATACCACCGAGTTCTTCAACGATTTCACTATATCTAAAATCTCTAGGGTCTAGGCCAGCAAGACCTTTTGCTAATCTTTGCACCGCCTCAAAAGGTCCAACAAACAATCCTTCAACAGTTCTAAGCTCAATACCCAAAGCCCGCAATCTATCTACGGTATCATCTCTCTGTAGTCTTGTAAAAATAGTACGTAAACCAACAGAAATAGTTTCTGCGGTTTCTCGCGTCGTTGCACGGACAGACGTAAATAATGCGATGAGTTCTTCTACTTCTCCACCAGCAGCGGCAAACACACCACCAGTACGACGAATAGCGGAAATAATATCATTAGATTCTACAGCAAAAGATTTAGAAACAGCATTAATAGCACCAAGCGTACTTTCCAAGAATTTGATTTCATCACCAGTTTCTTGGGCTTGTTTGGCAAACTGATTAAGAACAGCAATTGCACCCTCTGTTGTATTTATTAAATCATCGAAAGAAGACGTTAAAGTCGTTTTAGCTAAAATATCTAATGCTTTACGTGTATTTTCAGCACTAAAACCAGCCTGAGTTAATGTCTTTGTAACAAACAACAAATCTTTAGACGCAACACCAAGACTTGTAGACAGACCAGTGATAGTGTTTTTTAGATCTTTTAACTGCGAAACATCTCTTCCGGTAATCTGGCTAATCTTAACAAGCTCTTCTTGAAAACTTAAAGCGTCTTTAGCCGCCCTACTTAAAGCAGATGAAAATCCGCCTATAAGACGAGTACCAATGGCAAATGCACCAAATTTTGTAGCCAGATTGCTAAATCTTTTACCAAGTTTACTTACACTGTCTGAAGCCTGTTTAGCACTTTTATCGACTTGTTTAAGAGAAGTTTGAACATTAGATAGTGCTCTTGCGTTTGCCTGTACAGCAACAGGTACATTGATGCCTTGCAGTTGTCTACGTATTTGGCCAATTACAGCATTTGTGTTATTTGGTGCCTGTAGCTGTAACTGTGCTGTTAGATCGAAGCTCGCGGCCATCTTTTCTCCATCATATCATAAGAGAAACTATTAAGTTTCAAGTGTAGTCCTACGGTTATCTATACACAAAAAAACAGAGGGAGCTTACTGCCCCCTCTGATATTTTCTCTGTTAGACTAAGCCTCTTTTGTAGATGTCTTCTTTTTTCTGGAGGTTTTCTTTGGCGGGTCTTCTTCTTCTTCTTCTTTTTCGCTAACAATAGGATTGTCATCATCGTCAAGAAATGGCTTTCTTTCTTTTAATGACGCTTTAACCCACTCTTCTTCGCCATTCTCATTAGTTACTAAAACAACCTCATCTCCGCTCTTGTTAACAAAATACATCTGCGATTCGTCTCGTGCCTTTTTAGCTTCTTCTGAACGATACGCAACATATCTACCGTCTTCATTCAGAAGTCTACCATCAGAATCAGTAGGATGGCCATCTTTATCAATAAACTGATATTCTTCATTGACAAACCTAAATTCCTTCAGGAACTTGTTTTCTTCAAGGTTATTGTTGTAATCTGGATCAAGACCGTATAACATATTGGCTAACTCGGCAGAAGCCTCTACCAGCCAAGGCTCAGACTGACTAGCACTATATGCTTCTTCTTCTGCCTTCTTGCTTTCTCGCTTAAAAAACGGCTTATTTGTATTTGGATCTAAAACACAAAGACGAACAAGCTTATTAAATCGAGCATTGTCTGCCTGACCTTCTGCTGACGCAGAGTCAAGAGAATTTTTTTCTGCAAGAAAAAGTTGAAATTCTGATCTTATTTCCTTTAGAGATAACGCAATATCTTTAGCTTCTGATAATCTTATACCGCCTCCTTTAAGCTTGTCTTCCATTGCACGAATACGAGAGACATATTCTTCGCTCTTCTTTTGTTTTTCATCGTTCCAAATTCCCTGTTCACGCATATAGTCCGTAAGACGCTGCCGAAGCAAAGCACCAGAATCTAAAGCGTCACGAAAAGCTTTATTATATTCTAGCTGTGAATCCTTGTAATCTTCTACTGTAGGCGATCTAACGATAACCTTAACATTGTTACCGTCTTTATCGGTACTTTCTACTGTTCTAATTGTTTTGTCCATTCTTTGGATCTCCTTCCTGGTCGTTTGCCATTGGCAAATTTATTAAATATTTCTTTCTTGTTATATCATAGTTCACAAACTCTATCTCTAAGTTTCTAATTTGAGTATTTCCCCTGTCTAATATTTTAGCACGAGCCTCCTCATAAAGCTCCTGAATCTTCCTGTGTTCTGTAGAGCGTTCTTCTTCTGGAATTCCCATGCCCCACAAAAAACCAAAATTTTCTTCAATCGTAGATAAAGCTCCAATCATGGTCGTTTGTATTTTCTTTTTTGCGGCTTTAAAAAGCTTATCTCTAGACACATCTCTATGTCTATCTTCTCTTGCATTCTTATAGTCTAAAGACTGTTTCAAAAAATCATTGTCCATTTTATCTCCTTCCTCGTCCTTTAGTCTTAGCACCTTGTAGTGCTTGCTGGTGCGATTGTACTGCTATATCTTGCTTAATATCTATGAGTTCCTTAAAATTCAAGTTTCCTTCAGAATTTTTAATCTGTTGTTCTCTTTGTTTTACTAAATTTTTAGCATGTGGGTTGTTTAAGTTGTATATTTCATTTGCTGATTCTTGATCTCTAGCCATAAGAAATACTTCTTGTGAATTAGCAATTTTGGAGTTCTTTGTTAAAGCATCTACTTCTTGTTGTTTTTTATTCTTCTCGGTTTCTCTTCTTTGTTTAATCATCCAACCATCTAAACAGTCATCATCATTAATAACTTTATCGTTTGGAGAATTTGGATGCTCATATATGTTATCATACATTATTGAATAATGACACAACGTGTGTTGATCTTTTGTTGTGTCCATTAAATCTCTATTGAAAATACCGCAAGATTTTTTACCTAAAGACCACATACTTCTCCAGGGGTCTTTTCTTGAAATGTATCTTATTGATTCATATTTAATTTGTTTCGACATATATAAATCAAAAAGATTATGCACTGTTAAATGCTGCCAATCATACGCCTTATGGTTCTTGGCATAAAAAGTTGTATGATTTAATACCCATAAAGATCTAGAAAAAGACGCTACACCTTCACATGAGGTATGGTCTAGGGCTAATTTTTTCTTTTTTGTTTTGTAAAGATCTTCCTCTTTTTTTCTGAGGTTCATTTTAATAGAATTCAAAAATCTAGTATCGTAAAATTTTTCAAAAGCCTGTAGCTTCATTTCTTCGATTTCTTTTTCTATTTTCTCTGCTGTTTTGTCGTCAAGAGGACTCCACATATTGTTATCAATTAGTATATCTAACAGTTCTTCTTTTATAGGCACTTTATTGTAGTACGCTTCTTTGTATGCTTTATCATATATCTCAAAAGACTCTTCTATAATATCTGCCGTTGGTTCTTCTACAAATAGAACAAGGTCGCCCAATCTTAATCTAAGACGACCTTGTAATATTCTATATAATATCTTTTCGTAATAAACATCATCCATTGTCCGTCCTCAATCCGAAATCATGTTATAAACAATATTATGTCTGACCGCCATCCGCAACTGTGAGTGAGTTGAAATTGGAATAAGAATAGGTCACCGTAGCGTTTCCACCACCAGTGTCACCACCAGTATAAGAAACTGAAGTTAGCTTATTCTTTGTCCCAAGATTTAGAACTGTTCCAGCGGTATCCTTAATGATAATTGATCTATCGACAAGATTAGGTGCATTACCAGATACACTAACGAGATCGCCAGAAGTAGCTATAACCTCAAACTCAGCAGTAACTTCTACTGGGAATGTAGCATAGCGTGTGTATGGACCAAAGCGACCAAGTTCCTGAATGAGTTCCTGACCAAAGTCACAACTCACTGAAATACTCTGAACGTGATATCCACCACCAAGACCAACGGCATCATCTCCCATCTGTGAAGTTACTTCAGAAGGAAGGGTTGAATTAGCAAGGTCTACATCAGCACGTCGAACTACGCCAGATGGAGGAGTATCGCCCCCGTTTATACCAGCAGTACCAGTAAGGTCGGCCTGACCACCGCCATCAGTCCAAATGTTAATAGGTGAGTCTGCAATAACTCCAGCAGTAACACTATTCCAAAACCTATCATTACCAACAAGAGTAACTGACTCTGTGGCATTACCATCTACTGAATAGTTATAGCTCACTGAAGAAACAGCCATACCAGAATTCATACATACTGATTTTGGAGTGCCAGTGGCGTTATCTAGAGTGTCATCAAAAATAGCAACATAAACATCACATCGCTTGGATGCCGCTGTTACAATACTATTGGCAGCTTCGCCATTACTGGCTAGATTATAGATAGTCTTATATCCATCAATAACCTTTTCTAGGGTTACTTCGATATCAGCAACCTCTTCTACATTTTCATATATTTCAAGCTGACCAAGCTCAAAAACCTGCTCTAGCGTAAATGTTGAAGTCATACCAACGCTCTGCACACCATGTACAACATGGGTAGCTGCAACTGGATCTGTCCCTCGTGGGGCAATAGCAACAGCTTGGCAAGCGTAGAAAATACGTTGATTAAAAGCCATTTTAAAATTCTCCTATTATAATGATCCTCTGGTAAAGGCTATGTTTTTATACACAAAAAACGATTTAAATTGCTTTTACTTGGGTTGAACATCTTGTAGTACCAATAAATAACTGCGGACTTAACTCGGTAACGTTGCCGCCTTTAGAATTATTAATCCAGCAATCTCTATATGGAAAATTCTGAACCATAGATGGGTACATGCCGCTTGGTATTGCGTTATCATTAAGTTCATTTCTGTAATTAAAAGGAAATGTACCAGACAGAGCAACTGAAGTAGGATTAAAAAGCTTTAAAGTGCTATCATTTTGATAAAGGACAATATCCATTATATTAGTGCATTCCCAGTAATTTTCTGCTATGATATAAAACACAACATCATTATTTACCCATTGACCACCACCTAATTGATATCCATCAAAAGACTGTGGAGGATTCACTTCTATAGCAAGTGCCGGAAGCTGTATTCTTGTTTCTCCAAGCTGTGCCCACCCACCAGAGTTGTATACATTAAAACCAGATTTCGTATAAAAAGAACCTTGCTGAATCTCCCTAAAAAATGGAACACCTTCCGCTGGAACAACTTCTACCCATTTATGACTAAATGCAACATTAACAGTAGCAGATGTGCTTTGTGCAGAATCAAACACAACACGACCATTTCTATAGTCTATGTAATAAGGATTTTCTGTATTGCCAGTAGCATAGAATGTTGAATTAACAAATACGCCAGATATATCAATTGGCTGTTGAGTGGTCGCCTCTATTCCACTTTCCCAAACCCAATTTTTTCTATAGCCTTCCCATACTTGACCATCTGTATAATTTGGATCTTCTGATCTTCTTAGTGTATGCCTGTCTCCACCATAAATGCCACTTTGAGGTATTTCTATATTATAGAATGAACCACGATCAAGAAATCCCCAATCGTAAAAATACACAAAATTATCTAAAAGTATATTAGTGATTGTAGAATCTTGAGCGTTGTCTACGCTTTTTAATCTTGTATATGACCCATAGTTTGCAGACATTAGCTAAGCACCTTTATTATAATGTTTTTAAACTTTTGTTCATTAGCTTGAAAAGCTTTTGATATAAAATTATCGCCTTTGGTTCCAGAATAATTACTATTAACTTTAAACGGTCTTGTTTCCTTAACCATGTGAGCTTGCCCAGTTCTTCCATACGGTCCATATTCTACACCAAAATCTACAATTAAAATTGTATCACCCGCTTCTAGCAGCCACTTGAGCCACGGCAATACACCGTTTTTAATAGCTTGAGTGGAGACATCCAGAGCGTATAGGTTTTGATAATTCGTTGGCTGTATTGTTATTTTAAACCCTCCAGTGATTGAATTTCTTGAAGTTTTTATTGGCGTGGCTTTGACATTTACGCTATCTACAATAGCCTCAATAATAGACGCAGTAGGGTCTACCGTTAAACCAAAATCTGCACGTAAAATACCATTTCTTAATTCTATTATTTCTGGAGTAATCAATAGCACCTGTCTTGTTACGTCTTTTATTGACTTAATAAGCTGTGGTTCTTTTTTCTTAAAAAATAGAACTAGCTCCCGAGCATAAGCTTTATGTATTAAGCTGCTGATTTCTTTATCTGTTTGCGTGAGTATAATTGATATAGACATTATTCATTTGCCATTGTCCAAAATGTTACTACATATTTTGTTGAATTTTGTTTAAAGCCTTGTGGAAATGAAGGGCCATGACGCCTAAATTTTTGTGTTTTAAATTTTTCCATACCGTCATATTTTGGAATAAGATAATTTGCTCGTTCTATTTTTGTTAAGTCTGTCATGTAGCCTATGGTTTGAATAGACATATCTGGAACGTCAATAGACGCACCAACATCTACCCAATATTTTTTATCCCAGTAAATACGTAAAGTAATGTCTTGGCTAGTCTCTATTTCTTTATATCCTCTTCCATTACAGTAAGGACAAGGCATACCACGCTCAAACGGAATAGGACCACCCGCAACATAAATGCTGACACTCTTGTTTCTTATTCCAAGAGTATCCATTTTGCAATTTGGACAGTCTTCACGTTTACCTGGATATACAAGAGTTGCGGTTCTTGTGAATAACAAGATAGCTTCATTGTATACATCAAATACACCCGCCGGGATAGTTATAGCCATTAATAAGCACCACTATTATAATAGTAATTAATCTCATCAAATCTCGTATCTAATACTGCATTAATTGATGCTATTGATTGATCAATTATGTTTTCCTGGTTGAATGGAGGATGTAAAATATTTGTAGAGGCAACCTGAGTAAGAAGGTCACTGCTTGAACCTAGCCCACGCATACCTCCAACGCTTACAACACCCCTGCCGCCATTTGGCTGTTCATTACCAGAAATAATTTTCTGTGCTACTGACATTTTTATCTCCTGTTACCTAAAATAGTAGTTTAAATAGTTTGAAAAATTTTGGGAGCCAACTGACCAACTGCCAGGACTATACGGCCCAAGAACCGCCTGACCAACAAGAGTGTTTGTCCTCTGATAGCCAATAAGTAAATCATCATATTTAGCACACATATCTCTCCAAAGCGTTAACAAGCTTCCAGAAACACCACGTAAATCTATAGCAGACGGGCCATCTTTAATAGAAATAGCATTACCAGATTCTGTTTTAACTTCACTGCCTAGTAATATACAGGCCGCTTTATATACTGCCAACACTACAAAATCTCCATCCTCTTCAGACACTGGATCTGGAGATATAGAAACTCTACTTATGTCTATAATATAAGCATTAGAAAAATCCGCCTCAGAATAAACTGTAAAAGCAGCAACGCTTAAAATTTGCTTCAATCGCTCATCTGTATATTTAACAGAATCTAAGTCACCTATTAAGGTTCTTAGCATCAAAACCATTGAGATTTTCCACATACTAAACCCCTTATAAGTTTTCGTAGACCTTAAAGTTTGCTATGTTTGTACGCCATTTACCACCAGCTGTAACAACGTAAGCCTGTAAGCTCCATGTTCCTACCATATTTAAATCACCATCAACTGTTCTATACTGTATTTCGCCATCAGAGCCATCATCAGAAAAAACAGCAGTCCTGGTAAATGTTGTATCATCTGGCCTTTGAAAAATAAACTGTAAGGCCGTAGCATCAGATATATCCGCTATAACCTGACCGCCAGTATTAGTGGTGTCATATACAGTCACTTTAAACAAAGTGCCAATATCATTATAATGTGCCTGTTCTACGAACGACATTTATGCTCCTCCGAAGGTTGAACGCTCCAAACTTTATACACATTTCAAGTGGTTTTATTGAGTCCTAATTTTTCAATAGTTTTTAAAGCAGATCCCACTACTTGATGCATATCATAATACTTATATTCGGCTAGTCTACCTCCAAAGATATATTTATCATTTATCATACTTTTGTATTTATGCAGAATATATGAATTTTTTTGATTGTTGATTGGGTAGTATGGATCTCCTGTCTCTTTATATTGTGATGGAAATTCTTTTGTTATAATAGTATTTTTTGTTGGTGAACGTTTAAAGAATTTATGCTCAATTATTCTTGTATATGGTGTAGCTTCATCGGTATAATTCATCTGAGAGCATCCCTGAAATGATTCCTGTTCAAGTTTTATCTCCTCAAATCTTAAAGACCTATAATCAAGCTCACCAAAAGAATAATTATAAAACCTATCAATTGGGCCAGTATATACTATCCTTTTTGCTATTTTTTCCAATGTGCTTCTTTTTTCAAAGAAATCAGTTTCTAGATAGACATCACTACCATCTAGAAGATTCTCAAATATTTTTGTATAACCATGTTTTGGTATGCCCTGATATCTATGATTGTAATAACTGTTGTCAAACGTAAATCTAAAAGGCAATCTAGCTATTATAAACTTTGGAAGGTTTCTAGGCTCAACTCCCCATTGTTTTTTTGTATATCCATAAATTAATTTACGATAAATACCTTCCCCAACAATAGACAAGGCGTATTCTTCTAAATTTTGAGGGTCGCCCTTGAATCTAGATTGATCTATTGCTTCTAAAATTTCTTCTTTTTTATATGTGCCAAACATCTTGTAAAATGTATTTAGATTAAAAGGTAACTGGTATATTGAATCAAAATAGTTTGCCATTACATTGTGTTGATATTGCTCAAATTCTGTAAATCTATTGATATAATCCCAAATTTTTTTGTTAGATGTATGAAAAATATGTGGGCCATATTTATGAACATCAATCCCATCTATGTTTTTTGTATAACAGTTTCCAGCAATGTGTGATCTTTTATCTACCACAATACAGCTATAGCCTTGGTCTGTAGCCTCTCTTGCAAAAACTGAACCAAATAAGCCAGCACCAACAATCAAAAAATCATATGTCATCAATTCTCCTGTTTATGTTATCGACACTATACCAATCTTCTTTACGGGTTACATTTGGGATATACATAAAATCCTGATTAGCAAACCAAAAACAACTAACCATTTCCATGAAATATGCATTTAGTCTATTTGCATGGTACATTTTTTGAATATCGTTATTTTGTTTTATTATGTCTGAATATCTTTTTACTATCCATTCTATTTTTGATAAAACTTCATTATCTTGCAAAAACTTTTTATATTTCTGTACTATGGATTTGTGGCATATTAACTGATTACTAAATGGAGCCTGTATATGTCTGATGCTTAATCCAATTAGCTTTAAGAAATTTTTTCCAATAAGATCAGCATCTCCATTGAGGAAATCAGATAAAATCCCTC